GCCCGAAGCCCCGCGCGAACAAGCCGCACGATCGCCTTCCGAACCATCGGCGGCGTCTCTTCATAGCCGTGCGTCCACTCGACGGTGATCGAGCGNCGNGCAGTCGGCCANGACCGNCGGTCAGNCGTCGGCAAGAGTTCGAGGTGCGTTTCGTGGACTACGTAGTCCTCAGGCGAAACGTCCCTGCCTCCGACGCGGTCAGTGTGGACCGTGACCTCCTCAACAGACTGAACCGGTCGGTCTGGGAGCGGGAGGTCGTATTCGGCGGCTGCTTTTGATCGCGACAGCGACTCTGACGATGTTTTCGTTTCGAGAGACACGTCGATCCAGTCCTCGACGTTGTCGACAGCGGCATCGATTGCTCTCTCGACGAGCTGGTCAAACTCATCGCTACCCAATCCGAGTGCCTCAGCACTGAGTGGCAACTCAGGTTTGATATCGTCCGGTGAGAGCGGTGGCATGTGTTACTCCTGATCGCGTAGCGCGTCGATGAGTTCGTCTTTGTTCATCGACCCGCGCCCGTCGATCTCTGCCTCGCTGGCGAGGTCGCGGAGTTCGTCGTAGGTTTTGTCATCCAGCGCGGGCGTCTCGTCGCCAGTCCCGTCGTCGACGCTGTACTCGTCTTCCGACAGAACGACGTCGTCAGTGCGCTCGAAGTGACCGACCCGGTCGCACAAATACTCAGCCGCAGCGTCCGACACTGTGTGTTCGTCACCGCGGTGAGAGACGCCGTTGAAAGACGAGTGGTTGTACGATCCCGGACCGGTGACGTGTTTAACGCGCGTCGTCACGCGTCATTCACTCCCCGATCGACGGTTCGGCGAGTCCAGTTGCGAGGACGCCGCTCTGCAGCTCCTCGATCTGGAAGTCGAACTGCCCTTCCATCAGCGTCCGCGAATGGAGCGCTTCGTCCATCGTCTTGTCCGACTCGGTGATCTGCGTGATCTCGACGCCCTCGTACAGCCCGTAGCTGAGCTGCTCTGGATCGATGAGCATCGCGATGTCGTCGGGCCAGTAGGCGACGCCGACCATGTCGTAGCTGAACGGCGTGACGTCGTTGTCGCCCTGCAGCACAGCGACACCGAGGCCGTCTTCGCGGCCGGTCAGCTCGAAGTAGTACTGCTGGATCTGGCTCTTCGAACACAGAATGACCTGGCTGTCAGGGTCGCGGAACCGTTCAGGATTCGTCTGAATCATGTTGTTGAACAGTTCCGTGTTGACAGGCTGTGGCCCGTCTTCAGCGTCTTCGTGGTCGTACGTCGGCATCGTGTCGACCGTCTCGTCGTCGACGTCGATCCCGATCCGCTCCGAGACGTCATCGGCACCCTCGGCGATGGCGATGAAGCCGTCGAACGTTTCGTCCAGTTCTTCGGGAATGTCCGACCCCTCGCGACCAGCGTTGATCGCCAGGTTCTGGACGTCGTTCGCCCACGCGCGCTCGAAGTGCGACAGGATGACGCCAGCGACCTCCTCCTCGGACATCGTGTTCTCGATGGCGTCCTCTTTCAGGTCGTACTTGATGTAGTAGTACTGACCAGTGACGTTGAACTCGATCGCGCCGGTCGTCGCATCCGACGTTTCGGGACGGCTGCCGTCCTCGTCACGGGTGCCACCAGAGAGTTCAGGCACACCGACCTTCGGCTTGCCCATCTCTTTGCGTGGCAGCGGCTCGACGCGGACCATGTCGAGGAGTTCCGACTCTTCCTGGGTTCGCTCGATGAACTCCATGAAGAGGTCTCGCGGGAGCTGGACTCCGTTGAGGTCAGTCGTGTCGATCGTTCCCTTCTGCAGGCTCTGGGTGTTGTCTTTTCGTGCGGACATGTTCAGTGGCTCCCAAGCGCGGCCTTGAACGCGCTCGATTCGTCGGTGTCGTCAGTGTTCTTTTCAGCACCGCCGCCGACCTGGTCGCTCTCGGCTGAACCTTTGGCGACTTTGTCGACGCGATCGTCGAGCTTCTCGATCTGATCGCTCAGTTCGTCGAGCTTCTCGGCGAGTGGGTTTTCGTCGTCCTGTTCGTCTGCTTTCTGTGCGTCGGCGTCCTCGTCGCTGTCATCGAGCTTTTCGGTCAGCTCGGCGAGCTGCGTTTCGAGGGCGTCGACCTTGTCGGTGAGTTCGTCGTCGGTCATGTTGTCGTCTGTGTCTGCCGATTTCTTGTCGTCCTTCTTTTCCTCGTAACCAGAGAGTGTGAAGGAGTACTCGTCGTTGTCTGTGAATCGATTCGTCTCATAGTCCATATCCGACGCGAGGGTCGCCTCAATGGCGTCGTGTGCCGCCATCAGCGTCTCTCGGTTTGCCTCCGAGAGCGTGCGGCCCTCTTTGGCGATGGTCAGTGCCTTTTCGGCTTCGACCGGGTCGACATCCGCCAGCTCGATGCTGTTGGTGTCGCCGTCCGAAACGCCGATAGACTCCCACCACTGCTTGAACCGCTTCCCAAGAGTAGCATCATCGACGTCCTCAAGAGACGCGGCGTCGGGGTCGTCAGTTTTCTTTGTCATTTGATCCGTCTTCGTTTTCTGCAGGTGCGACCACAGCCGCCGGGCTTCCTCTTCGGAGTGGCCCCGTGGTTCCATCAACTCGACAAATCCGTCTTCGCTGTCTGCTTGTGCGACGACGTTCTTTTCGAGCGATTTCACGGCCGCGTGATCGGCATTCGGGACAGCCGGGATGTCAACGTCCGAGATCTCAGCTACGTAGCCGTTGACGATCTCGGTGGCCGGCCCCTCGTCCACCTCCGCAGGGAACGTGATGTCGTCGGGGAGTTCGTCTACGGCGCGATCAACTTCCTCGCTGACCTCGCCGCCGATCGAAAACCCTGTCAGAATACCATCCTTTACCAGCTGCCACAACTCGTCGTCGTGGTACTTCCGCGTGATGATCCAGGACCCAGCGGCGTACTCCTTACCGCCGATGGTCTCGGCCTCGTCGATGATCTCATTGCGGGTCAACTCCGCGTCGTCATCGGCGAACTTGAAGTGCATCACGCCGTCGTCAGGGTCCGGGGCGAACATCGCCTCGATCCCGGCCGGCTCCAGGTAGTCGCGCTGTCTGTCGACCTCGTTTGGGACGAGAGCCGCGCCCGTCGCGGTCCGCTCGTCCTCGTCGGTCGCTTTGATCGCGACGGTTTTCTGAAATCGCCGCGGCTCTGTCTGTGTCATTGTCTCGTGAAACGCCGGGATATGGACCTCTGGCAGAGCCCCCGGCAGGGATGCCGTCATCGGGTGTTACTCGTTAAATAGCGACGCTGATTCGCTCACCGTTCTGGATAGCTTCGAGTTGATCTTCGGTCAGATCCTCCTCGAAGACAGCCACCACAGTACAGCGACAGTTCGCAATTTCACCGACCGGGCCCAACGGATCGCCGGGGTGTTGGAGGAAGACCCCACCAACATCGAAGGGTGTGCCGACTGCGACAACCTGCTGGTGTGCATCTGCGTGTGAGTCACGTTCGCGGCCGTCTACTGACGTGATCCACTGCTCGCCGACGACGCTGTCGGCATCTTCGTGCGCCGAATGGCTCCCCGCGTTCGACGTCGCGATCGTGCCGGTCCGCGCGGCCCGCTCAGCGACGTACCCCTCAAGGCGACCGTCGAATAGCTCATCGTTGAGTTGGTCAGCTATGTCCGGGATGGATAGCCCGTCGCGTTGTGCGCCACGAAGCCATCTCGCGGAGTCCTCCGTGATCGTCTCCAGTGTTGAGCCGGCGGCGGTCTGAACCCAGTCGTCTATCACTTCGAGCGTGCGTTCTGGGACAACATCGAAGGCAACGTCAAGACTCGACTGGCGAGAAGCCAGAGCACGCCCAGCCATCACGCCCTCTTCGCCGTTGTTCCGAAACACCGCCTGGAAGTCGTTGGTGTAATTGCCCGTGCGCGACTGAATCTCGGCTCGGATCGATTCAAGCGACTCCAAGTCGGACTCCGAGGCGTTGGCGACGAAGTCCTCGATCTCCTCTTCGACTGGTTGGAGTGCGTCGACGTAGTCGTCCAGGAAGGTCTGAAAGACGCGCTCCTCTTCGGGTGAGAAGTCGTTTTTTGTGAGCACCCGCGCTTTGGTGAGCTGGCGACCGCACACCTCGCACATCGTCAGTCTCCCGTCGAGCCGCGTTTGATCCGCTCGGCAGCCTTCTCTTCGCGAGCCGTCTGCTCGACTTGTGTGACCGCTTCGTCAAGTGCCGCGCCGGGCGTCTGTTGTGACGACACCTCGGACACGAGCCGCTGGCCGATCTCGTCGTCGCGAGGGTCGAGGCCGAACAGTTCGAGCGCTTGGTTGACCGTCAGCACGTCTTTGACCGCGTCGGCGGTCATCTTCCCGATCTCAGCTTCTTGTCGGCGGTTCTCCGCGCCTTTCGTGACGAAGTCGATCGTCCAGTCGTGGACGTCGAGTATCTGCTGATGGATGACTCGGTAGAGCCGCTCCGCGTAACGTTCTTGCTCAGGTTGGATCGTCTCCTGCGTGAACTCTCGGTTTGCCTCCTCACTGTTGGAGTTCGTCGCGTCGTGGTTTCCGAGCATCTGCAGCGGGACGTGATGGACTTTGGCGATGTCCTTCTCGTTCATCTCGCGGTAGTTCGCGAACGACATATCTTCATCGCCGAAGTGGGCTGCTGGCTCGACGCGGATCTTGACGTTCTGACCTTCGACGCCGATCCCCTTGTCGGCTAAGTCGTCGGCTTCGAGAATCAGCGCGCCTGGACCGTCGCCTTCGCGAAGGCCTTTGATATGTTCGCGCATCTCTTCGCGCGAGTCTTCGGATAGCTCGCCGCCCTCGACGATGATGACGTAGTCCATGACGAGGTCGTTTTCCAGACGCTCGCGGTTGAACCGCCGGGCCTCTTGGTCGGCGACCATCGTCTGAATCTCGCTGATCCATGTCGGGAGGCCGTAGTAGAGCGTGTTCGGATGTGGGTTCGGGATGAACAGCAGCTCGTTCGCCGGCGTCGCACCGTCGGCCTGCATCGTCTCGATGTCGGTGTAGACCTCGCCGGTTTCTCTGTCGACGTACTTCGGGTCGTCGTTGCCGTTGAGGTCGGTGTTCTGCCGATCGCCAGCCTCGGCGAAAAAGCGTGTCTTCCCGTTGCGCTTTTGAACGAATCCGTGGCCCGCGATCTGTTCATTTACAAAGCCGTCACCATCTCGCTGTTTTTTGACACGGACAGTCTTCGCCGGTAGGTAGGCCATCCCGGCGGGCTCGTCGTCGTAACCTGCGTAGATGATTTCAAGCGCGGCCCAGCCGATGCCGTGGTAGTCCTGCCGCGCCTTTTCGTGCATCTCTGTCGGCGTCCCTCGTGCGGTGCCTTTCGGGCCGAGCTTCCAAATGCTGTCGCGCGAGCGCCAGAAGTTTTCGACCCGCTCCCGTTCGTCCTCGCTGGCGTCTTCGGGATCGACGTTCTCGTGCTCGACGATCTCAAAACCATACCCCACCTCGCGCTTTGCCTTCTTCTCGATGCAGACTGCGTGCGTGCCGTTGAGTTCCTGGAGACCGGCAAGTTGGTGTGTGGGATACGGCGTCTGGATGCCCTGACCGACCGTGATGCCGATCGACCGCTCGTTGAGCTGATCGGACGAGGCGGACGCGGCGGCCTTCTGCATCCCGACGAGGGAAGACTTGACGGCCCCCTGCTCAGTGCTGCTATCGTCGTCACTCATCGTCTTCGTCCTCCTCTTCGGCGATCTTGTCGACGACGTCTTCGTCCTCGACGATTCCTGTTTTCTTTCGTGTCATGGTCAGTTGATGAGCTCCGAACCGCGTTTTTTGTCGCCAGACTGTCGCCGTCGGTAGGCCGCCAGCCGATCAACTTGACTCGCCGCCAGTGCCAGTGCGTCGACGGTGTCGTCATGGAAGCCTTCGGGCGCGTCGTACCGAACCGTCCCACCGCGTGTTACGTCGTATTCAAAAACAGACAGTTCGTGTCGGAGCTGTCCGATGTCGGGTGCGGTGAGTTCTCCGTTTTCGATTCGCGTTATCAAATTCTCGATGAGTTCTCGCTTCTTTTGCGGCGAGAACTTGACCGGTTCGATAGACAC